AGAGATAGACACTCTTAGAGAAATTGATATAATTCCCGATGGTAGTTATAAACTGATACTTGAAAATGAATTTGGAAAACATGAAAATAGTTTTCTTATAAGTGAAGAAAGTTCTGGTATTATATTAGAAGCTGGTACTAGTTCTGAAGGTGAAATTATTTTTGAAGATGGGGGAAAACTTCTTCTAGAAGTTGACGCAGAAAATAAATTTGATTTGATTCAACCTAGTGTTGCTGCATCAGTTAGAGCTACACACTCATTATTAGAAAGTGGTGACACTCTTAATGAGGGAAGTTTCTTAACTACTGGTATCGGAAATAGAACATACGGATCAGTTGCTATTTCAGATTTATCTGATGAATATGAATTACTGACTGAAAATGGAATAAATTATATTTCGGAACAGAGTGTAACTAGAAAAGATAATCTTATATCTGAAGCTTATGATAGAGGAATAGTTGCAACAGGAACAGTCACTCAATTTGAATTTGACTTTAATAATCTTATAGTTCTGGAAGGTACAGAAAAGGGTGTTATTGAATTGGAATCCGCCACACCAGAAAACAATGCAATTATTCTAGAAACTGATGACCCCGATGTTTTTGAACTTCTTCAACAAGAAGACGGAAGTAAAATTTTTACAGAGGAAGATATACACCTATTAATTCCAGCCCCCGAAAGACTTTGTGGTGTTGGACTTCATGATTTAATTTTAGAAGAAGAGGGTATTCTTCAAGAAGCAGTTGATCAAATTAAATTAGAAGATTTTACATTAGATAACATTACTAAAGAAGATGATATTATAGGAGATTTTGTTCCCTATCTTGGATGGGAATCTCATGATGCTGCTACTGCTGTTGAAGCTGCAGTAAGTTCAGCTGATAATATGTTATTGGAATCCGCAACACATAAAACAGAAAATGTTGTTGTTCAAGCTGAGAATGGAGATTTGATTGGACAAGAAGATGATGAAGAAAGTCATATAGTTTTGGATGATTTTTATTTTAAATATAAGTCTGAAGGAACTATTACTCAAACTGGAACAACTATAACACTATCTGGAAGTACATTTCCTTCTGCTGTTGTAAATAGTGGAAGATTTTTCTATGAAAGTGGTGTGTCACCAAGCCTCACTGGGAGGAATGGAGTCGAATCAACAGATATTGTATCAGTATCGGATAGTGGTCTGGAACTAACAGTTGAAAATTCTACAACAATAAGTTCTGCAGAACATTATAAAATTGAGTATGGACTTGATGAGACTCCAGCAACTGTTGACGCATTTATAGTAATGGAAGCCTTTACTCTTGATACAACAGCTGAAGTTGTTAGGGTTGATTTAATTTTTAATGGAGAAGGTACTGTCAATCATGGATATACTAGGGGTGAAGATTCGGATGGTCTTGGAACTTACACCGTGAGTATCGCCGCATTTGCTGATATCGTTGGAAATGATGTTATATTTGAAGATGGAGAAAGAATTTTAGCTGAAGATGGTGTCGGTGGATATATTGCTTTTGAGGATTTGGGGAATGATCATGGAAGAGTGTTGAATGAAGATGATACTGGATGTTTCTTTACTTCTGAAGATTTTGAAGCCCAAACAGATCAAGATGATAATGTTATGATGAAAGAGATGAGTGATGCACTTTTATTAGAAGACAGTGAAACAGAAACTTTAAATTATGTATTGAGTGAAGAGGGTGGACAAATGATGCTAGAAGAAGTCTTTCAAGTTTCAGAATATAAAATAGTTTTAGATAGTAATGATTCTATATTAATAGAAGACCAACCAGACGGTGATAATTGGAATTATAAATTATTAAATTTGGATATGGGAAGATTTGATATTTCAGTAATAGCTAATAATACATCGTTGGAGATTGAATCTACTGATTCTCCTACCAGCTCAACAGATTTTTTTAGACGATCTGATTCTGCCATACTCGTTTCGAGAACAGAACAGATTACTTGACGACTAAATATATTAGAACAAATTTTTTAAAAAAGGTTTTGGAGGAAACAAAATGGCCGCTTTAGTAACTAACAAATTTCGTATTCATAACGCTAAACAATTCATAGAAGCGTTTGACGAGGTGTCATTTACATCTGGGGCAGCTGTCACAGACACTAGTGGACTCCTCAATTCAAATATGTATCTCTTTATAGGAAAAGTAACTGGATGGAGTGATGACGCAAGTCCACCTAGTCCAACTGATTCTGTAGCAAACACTCATTATGAAAACTGGCGTGATATGATTGCTGCGAAGAAGATTACATCTTCAGATGTATCACACGCTATTCCAAGAAAGAACTGGACTAATAATACCAATTATTTTGCTTATACTGATAATACTAATACACTTTTTAGTCAAGATTTTTATGTAATGACGGGCGATTATAATGTGTACAAATGTTTATCAAATAGTGACTCAAATTCAGGAGGAACAGCTGCATCAACTTCTACAACTAAACCAACTGGAACTGGTACAAGTATTATTTCAACAGCAGATGGTTATAAGTGGAAGTTTATGTATCAGATTTCTGCTTCAGATGCATTGAAGTTTGTCACACCAAACTACATTCCAGTTGATACGGTAAGACGATCAAATGGTTATCTTGCAAATACATATGATAATGCTCCAGGCCAAGTTCAGTATGATGTTGAAACTGCAACTGCAGCATCTGGTGGTGGTAACGGTGCTGTAGAAGTTGTACATATTACTACTAGAGGATTAAAGTATCTTAGTGAAACAGGTAACCTTGCAGGAGTTACAAACACAACTGTAGTCACAATTACTGGTACTAGTCTTGGTGCTGATGATTGTATCGTAAATAATGACATATATTTCACAAGTGGTGATGCATCTGGTGAAGGCGGAACTATTACAGATTATAATGGTACAACTAAAGTTGTAACATATACACCAGCTACAACTTCTGCTTCATCAACTGATGGTTATGCTATCGGGCCAAAGGTTGTAATTTCTGGTGATGGACAGGGTGCTAATGCTAGATGTATAGCCAATTCAACTGGTGGAATTAATGCAACAGCTATTATTTCGGGTGGAAACAATTATTCCAATGCATCAATTACTGTTATTTCTAATGCTTCACAGTCAAACAGTTTTAATCCAAGTCCTACTGCAGTATTAACTCCAATTATAGGGCCAAGAGGTGGTCATGGTTCAGATGCAGTTCAAGAGTTGGGTGGTTTCTTTATTCTTATTAATTCAAGACTTGAGTATTCTGAATCTAACAATTTCACTACTGATAACGATTTTCGTAAAGTTGGACTCCTTGCACAACCCAAGTTTTCAAATGGAGATTTTGCAAATACAACTGTAGTTGACCAAGCAACAGCGGCAGTTGTTAGTTCTTGGAACGGAACTACGTTTGCAGTTGATGAATTGGTTACTGGAGCAACCTCTGGAGCCACAGGAAGAGTTATTGATTTTACTGGTAATAATACTATAAGAATGTCAGATATTATACCTTCAGGTAATTCAACTACTGCTGGTTATAATGCAATCTATGGATATTTTACAAACACAGAAGTTATTGCTGCTAATACAGTTGGAAATGGTGGTTCTGGAGCTTCTGCTACAGCAAACGGTGCGGGTGCTGTAACTGGTGGAGATTTGGAAAGATTTTCTGGAGATATTATCTATGTAGAAAATAGATCTCCGATTTCAAGAGCAACAGACCAAATTGAAGATGTTAAGTTGATTATCGAATTCTAATTCTTTAGGAAAATATAAATGGCACTAACAACTAATTTTAACGCTGATCCGTATTATGACGATTATAATGCAGATGATGCATATTATCGTATTCTCTTTCGGCCTGGATTTGCAGTTCAAGCAAGAGAAGTAACGCAGTTACAGTCAATATTACAAAAACAAGTTGAGAGGCATGGTTCTCATACCTTTCAAGATGGTAGTATTGTATTGGGTTGTGAGTTAAATTATGATAATAACATAAAATCGATTCAGTTAGAAACACAGTTTAGTGGTGCTGATATTACTACTGGAGATTTTGCAAATGGAATTGCAACTGGTGGAACATCTAATGCTAGAGCTGTAGTTGTTGCAACTGCTGCATCTACAGCAACAGACCAACCAGTTATAGTGGTTAACTATTTAAATAATAATACATTTAGTGATGGTGAAACTATTACGGTTGAGGGAACTTCATCTCAAGCAAATTCGGTAAGTTCTGCGGGTGCTGCTGGTATATCTACTGGTGCAGAAACCAGTGCCGCAGTTGTTAGTTGTCAATCTGGTGTATTTTATGTCGGTGGTTATTTTGTTTTTAAAGAAGCAGAGTCTCTTATTCTTGAAAAGTTTTCAAGTACTCCATCTTATAGAGTAGGATTTCAGGTTACAGAATCTATAATAACTTCTGATACCGATGGTAATCTTTTAGACCCAGCACAGGGTGCATATAACTATGCTGCAGCTGGTGCTAACCGTTTTAAGATTGTTTTGGGATTAAGTACAAAAGTGTATACTGCGACAGATGCAGTTGAAGCTGCAGCCGATGAAAACTTTTATCAACTATTAAAACTTAGTTCTGGTGTAAAACTTGAAGAAACAAATTATCCAATTTATTCAGATTTAGAAAAAACACTTGCAAAAAGAACATATGATTCATCTGGTGATTTTACATTAACACCATTTAATTTAGAGTTAGCAACACATCAAGGTATTACTGGAACTACTGCTAATTCTGGTTCAAGTGCAACATCTACACTTACTGGTACTGGAAGTAGTTTTGATACAGAATTAGAAGCAGGTGATGTGGTATTCCTTTCTGGAAATACAGCTCAAACTGCAACTATTGCATCAGTTACAAACTCCACCGTTGCTACTCTAAACAACTTTTCTGGTGGAACTGGAACACTAGTTACAGCTACTTCTGGTCAAATAATTAAATTTGAAAGTAAGCTTTCGGCTGGACTTGACCCTGGCAAGGCTTATGTAAAAGGATACGAATACGAAAGTATTTCAACAAAATACGTTACTGTTGATAAGGGAAGAGACACACTAACAGTCAATTCTTATTCTTTAAATACTTCCTTTGGAAATAAATTAAATATTAAAATAGCAAATGGGTATTTTGATATTGCACGACATCATATAGTGGATCTGTATGTAGGAAATGTCGCCACTCAAAATGTTTCTGGTGATGGTACTTCAGACAGTCTTTATGGAACAACTTTTTCCACAAGAAATTCACAATCTAAAATTGGTACTGCAAGAGTTAGAGATATAGACTTTTTGGCTGTATCTGGTAATACATCAAACGTAACGCATTCACAGTCTGATTATTCTGTTTATCTTTATGATGTAAGAACTGCAAACGCAAAAACTGGAACTGTTGCCGATACACCAAGAGAGATAGATTCTGGTGCAACTGCAAACACTGCAGTTGATGGATTTATGCCAATTCAATCAAGTGATACAACATCTTCTACATTTGAACCAAGAAAAGATATAATAACAATAGGTACTAACAAGTATGGTAATACATCTGCTGTCAATTACCTTACTGGTGGAGGATCAACAAATACTGCTTTTGCAAAAATCGGACAAGTATCTGGACTATATGAAGGTGCAACAATTAAAGTTATAACTCCAAGTTTAAACAAGATGTTGGGGTTTGATGGTACATATACTGGGATTTTTGGTATTGCTTTAGAACACAATACCTATACAGAAACAAATGAGTATCATCGTACACCCGGCTCACTTTTGTTAGAAGATCAAACAACTGATGTATCAAATACTACTTATACTAGAAATGTTATTACTTACACAGCAAATGCGGATGTTGCTATTGTTCAAGTAGATTCTGAAATGGCTGACCGTCCTGTATTTTCAGCAAACTTGACAGGTGGTGCAACATCTGGTGAATGTTCAACTTTTGAAGTTTCATTCCAAATTAAGGATATTGATTCTGTTGCTATAACTAGTACCTCAGCAAGAACTGCTGACGCCGAAGTTGATGAAACCTCACGATATGGTAATGTTTCTACTGCAAATACTGTTTTAGAAAATACACAACTTAATTCGTTGGTATTTCCACTTCCAGATAAACCATTATCTCTTGCAAATAATATAACATATACTTATAAGGATACAAAAACTCTTACAACTGATGCTGGTGGTGTAGTAACATTTTCTTTGAGTGGAACTGATACTTTTACTGATCTTGGAACACCAATATCAGCTACAAACGCTGAAGAAAATTTTATAGTCGTTGTGACTGATAAAAAAAGTGATGCTGCCAATGCTTTTTATATTCCAGTTACAGATGGCCAGTATCTTAGTTTCAGTAATACAGACGGAATTAGTAGAACTATAAATGTAGCTTCTACTTCTGCAGTTATTGACTGTAATACAACATCAGCAATAGATATATCAGTTGCTTACACTGCAAAGAAAGTTGCATTAACTGGTTCTGGTAAAACTAAAGCCATAGTTGGTGGAATTGTCAATACTGCATATAACTATTCAAATAGTGGTGGTGCAAACCAAGTTCATACTTGGTCACCAAAAGGACAATATTTTGCAGATACACCATCAAGAATTACAGGAGTTAAAATTGACCTTCCTGTTTATGATGTATTCAATTTAATTAAAGTTGTTGACTCAGGTTCTTTAACAGTTGATGTATCTAATGCCATGATGGTAGCTTCTGCAAATGATGTTACATCTTCATACTCTTTAGATACAGGTCAAACTGATAACTTTTATGGTCATGCTTCAGTTCAATTAAGGCCTGGGAAAACTCCACCTTCTGGTAAAATTGCTATCGTATTTGATAGATTTACTCATTCTGGTTCAGGATTTTTCACAGTTAATTCTTATATGAGTCAAATTGGTGCTAATATTTCTGGAAGAAATAGTGATAATTCAAGGTATAATGCTAATTCTAAGATATTTGTCTATGGTGATATTCCAAAATATACAAGTCCAACAACTGGTTCAGAATTTAGACTTACGGATGTTATAGATTTTCGTCCTTATGTTCAAGATAACACTCATGACGGAACTGATGCAACCACATATTATCTTGCTAATAATACTGATGCTATAGCGAACTCTTCTATTCTTCTTCCAGATTCAGATACAACAGCAACTCTGGACTATTCTTATTATGTTCCAAGGATAGATAAATTAACTCTTGCAAGAGACAGAACATTTGAAGTTATCAAAGGAACTGCAGCATCTGTTCCTGTTGCTCCACCAGATGCAGAAGATTCAATGACACTTTACACATTGGGTATTCCTGCATATACGTTCTCTCTTTCAGATATTGAAACACGATACATTGACAATAAGCGTTTCACAATGAGAGATGTTGGAAAATTAGAGAAAAGAATTGAAAGACTTGAGTATTATACATCTCTCAATATTCTGGAAATAGAAACAGCAGCAAAAGACATATTTTCGAGTATTGACAAAGATTCTCTTTTAAATCCTACAGGTTCAAGGTTTAAGAATGGTATTTTAGTTGACCCATTTGCTGGTCACTCTATCGGTGACGTTGCATTAGATGATTATAAAGCTTCAGTCCATTTTAGAGATAAAAAATTAAGACCACCATTCTACTATGACAACTTTAAATTTACATATGATTCAACAACTAGTAATAATACTGTAAAAACTGGTGACCTTATTACTTTACCTTATACAAATACTGCATTTGTGGATCAACCTTTATATTATTCATCTTACGCTATCAATCCATTTAATATAACAAATTATATTGGTAATGTTAAACTTGATCCACCCTCTGACACTTGGTTTGATGATACAACTAGACCAGACCTTATTACAAATGTAGAGGGGCATCATGATAATTGGGTTTTAAGTCCTAGTGATGGAAGAATGGGATTTGGATCTCAATGGAATGATTGGTCTATAAATTGGTCAGGAGAACAAGTTAATCCAGAACCACAAGCTGCAATATCAAATAGTGGGGCAACTACTGTTAGTACAAGAACTACGAAATCAATTTCACAAAATAAAACAAGGTTTGGAATTCAACCAGAAAATCCAGTTGAAACTATTGTTAAGTCGGTTGGAAATCGTATTGCTGATATGAGTGTAGTTCCTTATGTCAGGTCACAGAGATTAACATTTGCAGGAAAAGGATTGAAACCTTTTACAAATGTATATGTGTATATTGGAAGTACTGATGTAGCTGCAAACACAGAACCTGCAAAGAAACTGGTTTTTAGTGCTGCTAATGGAGCATTTCAAGAAGGTGAGATAGTTAAGGATAGTGCTAACAATCAAGGTATAGTTAGAATTGCATCTAATACTGTTAGTAATGTTGCTACTATTTTTATTACTGACATTACTGGAAACACAAGTGCAACTTTGGCAAGTCCAGTAACATCACAAAATAATAGAGCTACAAACTCTTCTATAGGATTTGCTGCTGCAAATGTAATTACTGGACAAACTACAGGAGCAAATGGAACTATTAGTTCTATTGTAGCAAATTCAAGAGGTATTTTGACAAGTAGTGTTTCTCACATGCAAACTGATGGTGGTGGTGCGATTGCAGGTGATATAGACATTACTGCTGGAACATTCAGAACTGGTGATAGAATTGTCAGATTAACAGACCAAGCAAATAATGAACTTGCAAGTACAACAACTGTTGCTGAAGAGTTTTTTAAAGCTAAAGGTCTTTTTCAAACTAGAGAAAAATTAATAGTATCAACAAGAGAGATTTTATCTCGTAGAGAATCTTTAACTAGTGAAGAAATTGTGATTGATTCTTCTACAAGACGCTCTGGTGTATCAAATTATCTTAATCCGCTATCACAAACATTTTTTGTTGAACCAAACAACTATCCAATG